AAGCACTATTAAAATATAATGCAAACAAACCATACATTACTAACATTAAAAAAGGCTTGTTTGATAAAGATGCATACAGAACATCCTATATAGAATCATGAACGAAACAGAATTAAAATATTTTAAAGGCAATTGGCAACCTGATTATAGTAAATTCAAATATTCTGGTTGGGCATTATTAGACAAAATTAAAAAAGACGATGAAGTTTTAGATATAGGATGTGGATACAATCTATTCAAAGAGAAACTAGGAGATAGGCTTTGGGGTATAGATCCTGCTAACGACAAAGCAGACGAGGTAGTGTCGTGGGAGAAGTTTGTATCTCACAAACCCTTTAATGTTTATTTGATATTAGGTTCTTTAAACTTTGGCACCGAAGAACAAGTTGAAGAACAGATCGCCAAGTTAGCATTAGTTACTAAAAAAGGTAATAGGATATACTGGAGACAGAATCCTGGCACAGGTGATCATCCATGGAAAGGTGTTGAAGAAGTACAATTCTATCCTTGGACATTTGAAAAAAATAAAGAATGGTGTGACAAATACGACTTCAAACTGCATAAAATTGAGCAAGATTCTGGCAATAGAATATATGCAGAGTGGATTAAACGTTAAAATCCAATAGACTTTTGCTATTATTATGTTATAATATTGAGTAAATACTGATAATGCAGAATAAAACACGATCTATACTAGAAGAATTAAGCAATATTTCCTTTGCTAAAGACAAAGAAAATGTTGTAGAAAGTCGTGCATCTCATATTTTAGAATCAGCAATACGACTTTTAACATTTATTAAAGAGAATTTTGATCCCGATACTGCATATAAATTAGAAAAAAGATTTCATTCATCAATAAAAAATATGGACGCATCTAAGTTTTCAAAAGGTGTTGCTCGTATTAAAGAAAACAAACACATCAAAGACAACGTACTTAAAATCAAAGACGGCGAATACAAAGAGGACTAATAATGTTAATTGAAGATGTCCTATTAGAATTTAAAAGGACTCACTTAGAACATATAGAAGATATTATTATCACAGATGGCTTTGATGGTGGTAAAGCTGTTATAGAATACTTCAGAGGTCTACTTCTTACACTTAAAGGCACATCATCAGAAGCAGTATCAGTATCAGTAAAATGGGATGGTGCTCCTGCTGTGGTATGTGGTACACATCCTGAAACAGGAAAGTTCTTTGTTGCAACTAAATCAGCATTTGCTCAAAATGCCAAAGTGAATTATACTAAAAAAGATGTAGCAAACAATCACGGCACAGACGACTTAGGACAAAAGTTATTAAAATGTCTTGTACATCTAAAAAAATTAAACATACCAGGAGTAGTACAAGGTGACTTATTGTTTACCGATGATGACATAGTAAGAAAAAATATTAATAATAAACCACACTTAACATTTACACCAAATCAAATAACTTATGCAGTTCCAGAAGATTCAGAATTAGGCAAACAAATTGATGCCGCTAAAGTTGGAATTATATTTCATACAACATACAATGGTGAAACACTTGCAGATATGACAGCATCAGCAGGTGCAGATGTAGAAACATTTGGAGTATCACCAAATGTATTTTTTGATAATGCAACTTATAAAGATGTATCAGGGTCTGCTAAATTTACAGATGACGAAACAAAACAATTTTATAACGGTATTGAAAAATTAGAAGCACTACTTAATAATATACCACGTGACTTATCAAGTTTACTAGGACAGAACAATGACTTTGTTGGCTACTTCCAATTGTATATTAATGCAATGGTTAAAGAAGGACAACTACCAACCAATGTAAATCAATTCTTACAAGGATTTAAAAAGTTTTATGCAGATAGAATGCAACAACAAATTGCAGGATTAAAAGCACAAAAGGCGTTGGCATTAAGACAAGACAAATTAAAACAAATGCCTGCATTTTTAAATCGAGTTAAAAAACCTTTACAAGCGATGCTAACATTTTATAAAGCAGTACAACAAATGAAAGGCTTTATACTTAAAAAAATGAATCAAGCAATGGCTATAGGATCATTTGCCCAAACTGACAGCGGACTAGAAGTAACTGATCCGGAAGGATTTGTTGCTGTTGATAAAACTGGTAATGCTGTTAAACTTGTAGATAGATTAGGATTCTCAAGAAGAAACTTGACTACTATCAAAAAATTCCAAAAAACTAATTAAAGTTTTATTAATTTGTTCACTTAATTTTTCTTTATTAAAAAAAGTATCATAGTTATGTTGTCTTAATGCAATTGTTTGACGATATATGTCTTGCCAATCTACTGTTTTTAAATGCTTACACAAAGAAACAATAGAATCTATTTTTTTATCCCTATCTCTTTCTAAATCATATGATTCATTAAAATAAGAACCAAACGTTTTAAAACCTAGCTCTCTTAATTTTTGTAGATATAAATGATTACCATGAACAACAAATACTTGCTGAGCAATAATAGGTTTCCATATTTTTTCAGTCATGAATACATCTGTATCATTATCATTAGTTTCTGAAACTATTGAACAAACTGTATCAATATATGGTTGTTCAGTTATATCTTGATCCATACCTTTCATGGGATAATTGTTAGCATCAACCCAAGGTAGTTCATGTTCCTTTGACAATCTTACAGGAGATTTTAATCCTAAAAAAGTATACAAGCTATTTGATAATACATTTTCTTCTAACAATTTATTATATAATTTAATTCTATGTTCTCTTGGCTGTTTATTCAAATATAAAAAATCATATTTCTTATAAAAATAACTACCAAAATGATCATGACTAAATTTAAATTTATTATCTTTATGTTTATCATACATATACCACCAAAACCAACTAACATCTCCAGACCAAATAAATTCTTTGCCAGTAGCTTTTGGATATAGACCTAATTGTCTTATATTTTCTACAGATTCCCAAGGTGTAGCAAGTATAAATTTAAATCCTTGACTATGTAATAACTCAACTCTTCTTGCTAATTCTGTCCTATATTCAGAATTCTCCCATGGACTTCTCCAGACCAAATGAACCTTTGGATTGATAGCAAAACTATTTGTTCGATCAATTAAAGCAAATTTCCTGTCATATGAATCTAAATCATAATTGTGTAAAGTATAGTATTCTCCAGTATATTCTATTGTTTGATCTGGTAAAGTATGCATATCTAAAAACCGTTCATACGTTTGATGATTACCAGTTTTCATTAAATCAGTTAGAAAAAAATTACGTTGCATATACCTATAAATACGAGTATGTTAACACCCTTTTTACAATATGTATCTGAAGCAAGACTAGTAAGACGCCAAAGCGACCTACAACGATATACATTTCAAGAAATTGCTGAACGTATATATCTTAGTTTTCTTACATTATCTCTATTAAAAAACTTTAAACAAACTGCGGGGTTTGTTAAATCTTATGGTACAAACACTTTAGCCTATGGAAAATTTGACAGGGTTAGAACAACAGCAAATGACTTATCTAATATGTTGGCGATAGTAGCAGGGGATCCAGAAATTACCAGCAAACTAGCAAACAAAAACGCGGCAATGGCTTTAAGACAAAGACAGAATGTACCAGTATTAGCAATACGAAGATATCTTAGAAGTTTTAAAAACGACTATGAATTTTTAACACGATTAGAATCATCACTTGGTATTACAAATACAGATTATAAAAATCTAAGAAGAGCAATATCAGACTATCTACAGTTAGATTCCAGTAGAAGAAAAATTACTGCAACAAGATTACTTCAAGCATTAAAGGCCAAACTTTCAGGCACTGACATACAAAGACAAGCACAAATATTTGCTGACAAACAACATCTAGAATTAGACGATGTAGTTGATGCAGAAAGAACTGTACCTGGAAAAGAATTAACACCAGACGAACTGTCAGCATACAGATTACTTGTTGGAGCGGCAAATGTAAGACGAGCAAAAATTGCCGCTGATATGGTTAAACAAGGTCGAGCAGTTCCAGCTCCTATAATGGCCGCTTATGCACCTGTTATTAGAATGATTGATAATATTGCCAAGGGTGGTTATACCTATGTTAGACTCTTGCAAACAATTCATGACCGAGCAAAAACAAAAATTAAAAGATAAGTGTTTTAAATGTGCCTGCAATCCACACTGTAAAGGTAACTGCGAAAACTGTAAAAACTGTAATGTATGCGACTGCCCGAAATGTTTGCAGAGATTCGCTGTAGATGGTTGAGTAAATATAGTATATGGCAACACCAAATAATTTTAAAGTAACTAACGCAATAGGAAGTACCGACAACTATGCCGGTGCTGAAGTAAAGTTCTTTCATATAACACTCGTAGAAGCAGACAGCAGTGTATTAGATATACGTACAGAATTAGGATATGATGAAACTATGCACAATTTAATTAGAACAATCCTATTACGAGGTACAATACTTTATCAACGTATCGACGATGCGGCATCTGGTAGAATAGATATTAGTATGGAACGACCAGGTTGGACAGCCGCAACACTTCAAACAGCAATACGAGATATGGGCACTACCGTTGGTGTAAACAATACTGATGTTTCACTATCTGTAGTAGCACAAACAGAATTAAAACTAGATAACTCTTAATTTAATGCCCCTTACAAATAATAATTTTTGGGTGATGTACTCAATCCATACTAAACCTACCTTCTTAGAAAACGAAAGAACACAACAAAAACATAGAAGCAGAGCACTAGAATATGTTAAACGTTGGAACAACTGTATAGACATAGGCAGTAATGTTGGTATGTGGACTCGTGAACTAGCAAGTAAATTTAAAAAAGTATATTGTTTTGAACCTAATCCAAATTTTATAGAATGCTTTAATAAAAACATAACAGAAAATAATGTAGAACTTTTTGAATATGGATTATCTGATATGGAACATACTGCATCACACGAAAAACAATCTACAACTTTAATTGACCGCCCAGGTAATGTTATATGCAAAACTCTTGATAGTTTTAATTTAAAAGATATAGACTTTATTAAAATAGACGTAGATGGTTTTGAATATAAAGTTTTACGTGGAGCTGTTGAAACAATTAGAAATAATAATTCAGTTATTAATATCGAATTAAAACGTGATAAACGTATAGATATAGTAACAAGATGTAGAAAGTTTCTAAGAAAACTAGGCTATAGATACGTAAAACGCACCAGACACGACGAAATATGGCTAAAAATATAATATAACTACTGAATTTACCAGATCATTTACTAAATAGAAACATACTGTCACCTGAGCGGTGGCAACGGCCAAATAATCAGAGAATATAGGAGGATTAAAAATGGCATACGACATAACACTATCAGCAGGAGGACCAGCTAACTTTGTAACACCTAATCTTGCCCACGAGGGCGAAGGTGTAAGAGTTGACTTTCTTACTCTTGATTACATAAACAGTACGGCGGGTGAGGTAACTCATCCTAACGCATCGGCAAACACTGCGGCTCTTAAACTAGTACAAGATGCAATCCAAAATCAAGGAGTTAACATTCTTGGTATGGGTGTATTAGGTAACTCTAGCACAGAGCAGACTTTCATGGTGAGAGCTGATAATTTAGACACAATAAGTTCAACTACAACAGTAGCGGCTATCCAAGCGGCAGTTAGAGCATTGAACGCAATGACTCCAGATAAAGTCACAGCGGACATAAGTGCGGCAACGGCGACTGACAGAGATATGTCAGACACTGCACTGTAATAATAGGCTATAGGAGAAAAATATTATGGCAACAGAAAATAACACAACGTTTCATGCTACTAGCAAATACGACGGTATGGGAAAAGAATTAGAATTCTTTACTGTAGATTATGTAGATGCGATGAACGGACAAACAGCTAAAGCGGCTGACCAAAACACTGGCGAAAACTGTATCAGAATATACGGTAACATTGTTGCGGCTGGTCCTTTAGTAAACAGTAATACTGAAAAGACTTACATGACTGAAGGAACTGACAATTTTGTTGGTGCTCCTGCAGGTTCAGGTGGAGCTTTTACATTTACTGAAACAACAAGCGGTGGATCATTAGCGACTTTACAAACGGCTCTTAGAGCAGTTACAGGTCAAAATGGTTCTACTACTGCAACACACACGCAATTAGGTATTCTAACTGCGGCGGTTGTAGCATAAGGATATAGGGGGATAAAAAATGCCAGCAACACAACAAAACTTTGTTCATGGTACAAATATGGAATTAGAAGGTGTAGCAACATCTTCTTTTACTGTAGACTTTGTCAGCTCTATGGCGTCAGAAACTGGCTCATTAGCAACTGGATCTAGCACAGCAGGTTTAGAAGCGGCGAGATCAGTTATTGGTCGTTATATCAATATCCTTTCAGAAGGACCGTTGGTTGACAGTAATACACAAAAAACTTACACAGTAAGAACAGATAACCTAGGTACATTAATCTCAGCAGGTACGCTACAAGCGGACATCAGAGCATTACACGGTGCAGGTAACGTAGCGGCAACAGTTAGTTCCGCAACAGTTACAGCAACTGACATAGGTATCTTAACTGCGGCGGCTGTATAATAATACAGACTAAAGCAATTGCTTTTGCAATTACCAAAAAGGGCGGATCTTTTATTAGGTTCGCCCTTTTTTCAAATTAAATATCCAATATGCCCACACCTATAGAAAATACACTAGCAATTATACTCTCACCTGATAATAAAATGAGAGATAAAACTCCTTATGTATATGACATTCCAGAATCAAATTTATGCTGGTTACATAATTGTGGATCGGCAAGTAAGTCAGTAATGTCGTGGTTAAAAAAAGACTATGGTGATATGAGAAAAATGAATACAGAACAATTAAAAGAAAATCAAAAATCTGCATTTGTATTATTAAGTGATCCAAAATATAGATGGTTTACTGGTGTTATAGAATGGGCAAGTTGTTTTGAAGATTACGCATGGTTTAGAAATGAAAAAATTATGGAATGGTGGCCACACTTTGATCGATTTACACTAGCACCTTGGGAAGTAATTGAACAGACAAAAGTAGAACACTTTATAAAAGTTGGTCCAGATCTTAATGAGACAATGCAGGACTTTGCTCGTGAACATGATCTAAAAATGTATGGAAACTTTCCATATATTAAACCTAGATGGAGAACTGTTAAGTACATAGAGAGAATGGCAAAGGCTTTAAAACCTGCCTTACAAAATGAGATGAGAAGAAGACCAGAGTTAGAACAAAAGTTGGACGAATATTTAGAAAAAGATTATCAGTATTATAATAAAGCAAAATAATGTACGAATTTTGTGTTCACACACTTGTAGATATAACGGATAATGGAAACTTAAAAAAAGAATTTCCTTTTAAAACATCTGGAGGTGACGTTGTTCACGACAAATACACTTTAACCGTTGCACGACATCAAAATTCTAACTTCAATACAATGACACAATTACTTCAAATAAGAGGTAACATTACTTGGGAGGTACCTCCTGTTAAAATAAACGACACTCTAGGAAATAGTGCCTTTGGTTTTGCTTATGAAGGCAAACACACGTCATGGCACTTTACATTTTTCACAGAACAATTAGATGTATACGGTAATCAACAAGATCCAACTGCACAACTAATAGAAGACTTTCATTTAGTACCTATATTAAATTTTTGTAAAGAAACTGCAACTTTTCCTACAACAACATTTATAACCCAAGATTCAAAAACGATAAACACATACTTTTCTTACGCCGGAGAATATAATAAATAGCAATGATTAAGGCAAACACAGGCAAACATAGGCAGTTTAGGCATGGCACAGGCAGAGTATCTAATACTAAAAAAACATCTGGACGATGTAAAGAGAGAATTAAAATTTATGCCAACTGAGTTAGAGAAAACAAATTTAGAAGCACACGTGGATTTATGTAGTGAAAGATACAGAAATCTACACGATAGACTGTCTGCTATTGAACTTCGTCTAGGTAAAATGCACGAAGACCATGACAGGAATCATAAATCTCACACCAAAACAATTATAACCACAGCAGGTACAGTCTTAGCAGGATTATTATCAGTAGTCGTAGTAATTCTAATGAAAATGCCTGCTTAATATAACTAATTAAATTACCATATAAATGTTTATACAAATAGCATCTCATGTAAGAGTATACCTTACTCGTACCCAAATTGACTTTGTCAAAAAATATAAAAATTATCCATCATTTCGTAGCACAGATCTATTACCAGAAGAAATTGAAGTTGCAAAGATACTAGGAGATAAAAGTATCTTTGTTCGAAAAAAACTTGACAACGGTGTACAATACGCTTTAAATAGAAGCATTAGATTTGTGAAAAATGCCAGAAAAAAGTAAACATAAACCATTCAACGAATTAATAAGACAAATTGAAGCATACGGTCTCAAAAATAAACTTGCGAAATTGGCACGTAAAGAAGAAGCAAGGAGACCATTCCGTCATTTACCTAAACAATTTTCAAAAGGTATCCTGATAGGCAACATAGCAATCGTACCTAAAAAACATACAGGCACACGTTACATATATATTATCGCTGATATGATGAAAGCACGTATTCTTTATGACGATATCAACTTAAAACAAACAGCAATTTTAATGGCACATCATTTAGCAGATAATAATGCGATTCCTACAAACATATTAGAATATGATAGTTGTTTTGCCTCACAATTATTCAACATTGTAAATGCTAAAAGAATGTTGAAAATGCTCCGTAAGGAAGGGAATGAAGCGGCAGAAGGGGCCCAACAAATAAGATTACAGACTGCACATGATCTTGCGGATCAATACAAGGCAAAAATACAAGGAATTTTCCAATCAACCTTTTCAACATAACGACTAAATACTAAAAATGAAGAGCATAGAACTAACAAAACCCGTAACAACAGAATCTTTACTAGCAGAATTTGAATCTAGATTCAATCAAACAATGGATTTCAGCAAATTTACAAGAGAAGAGTTAGAAGATACTGCAAATAAAGTTAGAACTAAAATTCACAACATTACTCAAAACGAACATTTCGGTGAAGAACTAAAAAACCACGACTATCAAAAAAGCCAATCAATGTTGGATATTTTAAATCAAGCGATTAAAGAAAGAAAACAAACAAATGAAATACTTCCAGCAGTAGGTGCCACAGTGGCAAGAGGTGCCGGTGCAATAGCAAAAGGCGTAGGTTCATTAGCAAGAACAGGTGCACAAGCGGCTGGATCGGCTTTAGGTGCGACAGCGGCTGATAAAATCATAGCACCAATTAGAGATAAACTTGCAAAAGGACAAGTTCTTGCTCCAGATGAAAAGAAAACAGCGGCTAAACTTATGTCGGATAAAGAAGATGATTTAACTGAAGTTCCAGGAGCAGGTATACTTAAAAGAATGGGTAGGTCAATCGGTGCCAAAGCGGCAGGTGCTCTAGGAATGAAAGGCACACAAGCGGGGTTACAAGGAAAAATTCAAGCAGATAAAAAAGCAAAACAATTATACGTTCAACTAAGAAGATACGCAGGACAAACAGGCAGTGATCCAAATGCGTTAACTGTTGATGAACTAACGTCCTTCTTAAAGAGACAAGGTATGAAAATTGACCAATTACCAAAAGGTCCTCCAGGAAAAGTTTTAAACAAAGATCAAACTGATGCTATCATAATGAAAACTATTAATGACACATTTAAACATCAAGTCCCACAAGAACCTGAACAAACTCAAAAAGCGGAACCTACATCACAAACAAGTTTTACAAACCAATTTAAACAAGTTGCCGCTAATCTTAA